CTAATACCCAAGGCTCGCCCATGTTTTCGGTCCGCAGACTCCATCCACTTTTAATCCTTTATAAGACTGCCATCTCCTTAAGATTTTCTCGGTGATTGCTCCAAAATCTCCGTCTGCTGCTAAGTATTTTTTCTTACCGTTGATCTCACAGGACTTAAATTTCTGGGCAAGCAATGCCTGCTGCAGCTTTCTGACCGCTTCACCCTTGTTGCCTCTTCTGATCGTCGGAAGCTCTGTATTTTCTCTTGCTGTCTGTACTGGCGGTGCAGTAGCACATGGAGTCTTGTACAATCTCTGCTCCTCTTCTCTACGTCTTACCAGTCCGTTCAATTTCTTTCCGTTCGCTTTGTTATAGAGAATGATTTTCTCTCCGATCTGATCTACACTTCTGTCCTTACAAAGTGTCTTTAAGTTACCTGATCCGCAGTTGTATGTAAAGGATACCAGTGCATCAAACTGGTTCTGATTGAATCCTTTTCCAATCGCATTGACCGCTTTCTCGGCACCTGCCACATCTTCACGCAGATATGCTTCTGCCTGTGCCTGTGTGATCTTCTGTCCTTTCTTCACGCCTTTCGTGTGACCATACCCGATCGTCAACTTTCCTGCCGGGCAAACATATGCCGTTAACCGACATCCCTCATATTTTTTGATAATTGCCAATCCTTTTTCTGATACCTTCATTACTGTTCCTCCTTGTCTCTTAACTGAATTAATACCTCTTTCAACTTTTCCGGAATCGGAATAAACTCTGCTGCATTCTCTAACAGGCTGATGGCTTCGTTACACACATAGAATGTGATCACGATCTCCCTAAGTGCCACTGCGTGGTTCAAAAACTTCTGGATCTCAAATGCTACCGCAATGATGATAAACATCAGGATTTTTTTCAAAAGTCCCTTATAACCCACCTCTGAACTAAGCTGTTTTAAATAAACTGCTTTGATAAGTCCGGTCACATAGTCAGCCACTGCTAAAAACACGATGGTCTTTAACAGCACATCCCAACCTCCAAGGAAATATGCCAGCAGACCTCCTAAGATTCCACCACATACGCTGATAAAGTTGAATAATTTTGCCATTTTAACACTTCCTTTCTTCTTTTTATGCAAAAACGCCCTGTATCTTCTGATACAAGGCGCTTAGGCTCTACTCTGTGATTGCTGCTCTTAATTCTTCTTTCTCTGCATCCGTCAGCTTGGGATAACCGGCTAAGATATCCTCAAGCTCTTCGCCCTCTGCCATTCTCCGGCGGATGACACGGAGCATGATGTTTTTTGCTGCGTTACTCATTATGCTTCACCCCCTAACAATTCTGCCAAGACCTCGTCCTGTTCTGCCTGTGTCTGCTCAAGGCTTTCTAAACGAAGTTCTGTGTCCGATTTAATATGCATGGTCACCATAGTACTGCCGTCCCCATAGACGGTGGCGGATTCAAAGGACAGATGCTCGTATGTACCGTAAACCTCTTTATCTTCTCCTGCTACGGTAAGCTCTGTGACCTGACGAAAGGCTGTCTCAATGTCTGCGACAGCCTGACATTTCATTAACATTGAGATGCTGTCAATCCCTGTAACTACTGCTTCGCAGGCGTACTCTGCACCGTTTGCTTTAACAAATTCCATGATTTTACCTCCTATTTTCTGATTCCATAAATTTTATACGGAATACTATTGTTATTATTAATTGCTAAAGAACCGCCAGACACGACACTTCTATGTTGGCAGCCATAAACATAGATGGATGATACATATAATTTGCGATTTCCAATATCTTCCACCGTACGCTCGACTTTGACCTCTCTAAATGCTATATAAACATTATTTTCAGGTGTTGTTAAATTCAAAAACTGAATTAAATAACAGAGTGCACCGTTATAATTTCTTATCCCGACAAGCTGGCCTTGACCGTACATGATAATAAAAGCATCATATAATTCGTTATCAAAATTCCGAACACTAACAAGACTCTGCCTTGCAAGTGCATTATCTAGTTTGACAAAATTACTGCCATTATTACTCCAAAGCAAATCAATTTTAGTACTGAAATTATTTAGCATATATGCAAGTGTCCCGCTGATACTAGCATTTTTCTCGGTAACTGGTAGTGCCAATCCGGTGCTGTCCGTGACCGCGGATGAATCACTTAATTTGACATGACCATAGACACCGGATGTTGCTTTTAACTCTTCCGCTTCTTTTCTCGCCTGCATATCGGCATCAATCTGATCCAGTGTCTGATTATATTCTGTCACATCATAGAGCTCATCTACTCCGGGTTTCGTATATTCAAAATTACTCGTTTTCGTTGACATAACTTAAAACCTCCTCTCTGATCTGCCTATGTGTGTATTTCGCTAATTCTTTATGAGTGAACTTTGCCAAAGTTTCATGCTGATTATAAAGTAGTGATAGATCAATCTCCATGTTTGCCGGTATTACTTCCTCTAACATTTCCTTGACCATAGAAAAATTCTTTTTGTTAATCAGATTGACTCTTACAACAACGCGATATTCGCCATGTATAACCTTTAATGAATATCCATCTTTTCCACAAAGAGTTTCTAACTTGTTGCGGAGTATTTGTACCGTATATGGTATCTTATTATTCCATCTGGACATAATTCGGAATCTGCGATTTTCAAGTGTATCATCACCTAACGCTTGTATTTTCAGCATCTGCTCAAATTTTTCTATTCCCTGTGTATCTGCAAATAGAATAAACTGATTATCTTTGAGCTTTTCCGTGAGATCTTCTAATAACTGGACTTCCGGCTGTTGAACATCCAGTATCTTTTTCAGTTCTATATACTCACGCAAAAACTCCGGCAGATAGCTGACAAGATCAACTTCTCGTATCACTCACTCACACCTCCAAAAACCGGTATCTTTTCAGAGGATATTATTAAATTTTCCTCTGTACCATTTAATTTCGTATCTGTCACATCAATAATGCCCTCTATCGCCAATAAACGCGATTCTATCTGTGCGATTCGTACAACCAGGGCATCTTTGTCCTGCCATTCCTTTCTAAGACCTTCTAAATATCCTTTTATGGCATTTTCGATCTGTGATCTCAAAGCAGAAAAGCTGTAACCTGTATCATATGTAATACTTGTAGTTACAGAAACTTCTAATTCCTCCGGTGTGTCTACCGTAACCACATGACCGATAGGAGCAATCCCACTTCCATCTCCATCTGCCGGATCAATTTGCTGCTGCACTTTTGTGAGCAGCGCAGTGCCGGCTTTCTGGTAAGCCGAATCCAGAATCGTCAACTTTACTGTTCCGCCACCATTCCACACAGGAATCACTTTGACTGCCCCGATGCCTGCCATACTAAGGACCTTATCCTTATAATCCTTTTTGTTACCACCAAATGCCTGTGAATCAAAAGATTGAAAATATCTCTGACGGATACTTTCGGTCTCTTCTTCATCCTCGCCTGGTATCAACAGCTCTGTAAGCTCTGCCGTTTTAAGTCCGTTGATGTAATTTACCGGAATCAGCATACCAAAGTTACCATTGCCACTTACCCCTTCTGTTTCACACTGCATTTGATACTCACCGGCTTTTATTTTCTCTAATACTCTGTAATTCAATGAATCACAGCTAAACCGTTCTCCTTCAGAAAGTTCAATGTCCAATGGAGTAAATACCCCCTTTAATATTGCCTTAGTGGCTGCTTTTGGTGTAATTCCACGTTCTTCTGCTCTTCGCAAAAGATAATCTCTGGATGCCGTGTCCGCGAAGGTTTCCTTTAAAATTACATCCAGCTCTATATACATGAGCTGCAACTCCACTGCTGCCGGAGCTAAAGCATCATAGATAATAGATCCTTCCCTTTTATCCATGTTATCCGGAACTTTCTCTAACATCCGTTCTAAGATGCTTTCATATGTGACTTCCTCATACATTTAAACATCCACCTCCTTCTCTGTCTGTATATCTCCAAACACCGTATGTACCGTAAAACTTACCGTAACAGCGTGTCCATCAATTTCAAAGGCGAACTCATCCACGCTCTTGATCCGGTCATCCTGTACAAGTGCTTCGGTAATTCTGCGTTCCAGTTCCGGACATACATAAGAGGACGGTTCTCCATATAAATCCTCTAACTCTACTCCATAATTCCAGGAATAAATAATGTGCTGGTAGCGTTCTGTATTCAGTATCTTATAAATGACCTGTTTCATCGCTTCCAGTCCGTCTATTTTCCCACAGATTGTCTCACCGTAAATATCCATCCGGTAATTTTTGCTTGGCTCTTCTTCTACTTCAAATTCCTGGTCTAAAAAACCAGATACAGAAGGGATCATCCACTCTACCCTATCCTGTCCATGACAAAATACTTCTGACCACTCTGCTGTCTGATAAGAAGGACCTTATCACTGACTGCCAAGCCATTATGCACAGTGACCTCTTTTCTCCCAGACAATGTTGCTGAATTATCATCTGTATTCCATGAAACCGTAACGGCTGTTTTAAAGTCCGTCACATTCCGGGTAAGCACAATCTGCGATTCCCCTAATATCATTTTCTGCTCTACGTTAATTCTTAAAGGCGATGTCCCAACCACCTCTCCAAAATAAACATTTACAGGCTTTGCCGCTTCCATTGCTTCTACGGAAGCCTTTTTTACTAACTTTACAAACTCTACTGCATCAGGCAACGAATTCGCCTCCTCTCAATGTCAGATTCATAAAATGCTCATTGTTCTTGTAGGTATGCTGGCACTTTTCCACCAACATGAAATTTTTTACTTTCATATCCCCAAGATTCAAATTTACAACAAGCATAGATCCTGCTCTCACACGATTATCACCAATAACATTGTTGATTTTCAGATTGCGGGTCTTTTTATTATAAAGGGAGAGCAATGCATCTGCTTTCGCCTGACCATTCTCTCCCTTCTGTAACGTTTCATAATACTGTAAAACGCCCCACTTATTGATATTTTTTCCATGCTGCGCAATATAAACATCACGATGCCCGGTATCTTCGTTATCATATGTTAATTTCACACGATTATAGGTATTGTCATCTATAGATGATGTATAATCAAAATCTTCCCCTGCACCATCATCGATCATAAGATACTTATTCTTCTTTCTGACATACATAGATGATAGGTTCTTTAGTGTGAGTTTTCCATAATCGTCATATAAGACGAACATCTGCCCAGTATTAGTCAGTGTCAGGTCTAATGCATTCTCGATCATCTCAAACAGTGACGTATTTTCTTCCACACGGGAACCTATCACATATTGCGTATTCTCCAGTGTGCCGGTATTCATCCGGTAATCATCCGCAAGTTCCTTTACAAGCTGTGCGGCTGTCTTTCCCTCATAGACCTTCGTATCTTTATTTTTCAAGTAACGAAGCTGATCATATGCCGTTACAGAGATGAGCTGCTCCTTTGTTCTTTGCTGTTTAAAGATAAAACCATAAAAAATCTTTTTCCCATCCACTTTCAGACAAACGGCACACCCTTCCGACACTTTGAGTTTTTTATCCCAAAGCATCTTAAAAGTCAGCTTTCCCGGTGTGCCTCTCCGCTCTGTAGACCATGTGATCCCTTCTTCCACAACCGGACGATAGGCTTTTTTCCCGGTCGCATCAGCTATTAATAAATCTACTTTCATTCTCTCCTCACTCCTTATACCGGCGGTATCGTAAGCACCTGTCCCGGATAGATCAGATTGGGGTTACCGCCGATCACACCCTTATTTGCTTCATAGATGACTGTATATAGCGAACCATTATTATAAAACTTCTTAGCGATGTTCCATAAGCAATCCCCCTTTTGTACTGTATAAGTCTGATTTTGTACCGGCTCCGGGGAATTTACTGTCTCGCGTATCGGTTCCTCTTTGACTACCGGCTGTGGCTTGTTTACCTTGATCTTAAGTTTTACCTGTTTGGTACCATAATTACGCCATTGTTTCAGACTGATCTTAACTTTCAGATCAAATCCATTTCCGGCATCCTCTGTGATACGATACTCTTCTAAGGATACTTTCAGATTTGTATAGAAGAGTTTTTTTCCATTTGGGAATCTTCTGCATACTATAAACTGAAATGGTTTTTTATCCTTTTTCAGCTTTTCAAAGTAATTCAGAAAGTAAGATGCTTTCTTGAACTTATTTTTATAGACCGCATATGGATACTGCTGCTGCGGTATCTCACATTCAAAATCAATGTCCGTCAGTCCCGGAGTCTTTAATATATTGATCTCTCCATCATTGATGAGCTTTATGGTCTTGTTGGAATTGTTGATCTTCATCTCGATCTTACCCGGTGTGACCGGGAGCAGGCATTTGTTTAAATACACATAATACCCGCCTTTTCCCGCTCCGGGGATGGTCATCTCTTTTTTCCGGCTCATCTTTTTAGGCTTTTTTTTAGATGCCACTTAATGCACCCCCTCTGTAGCATTACTGATTGCCTCATCTACTGCACTGGTCAGACCTTCTACAACACCGTCTAAATCCATGTCAGAGGCTATTTTATTGTTATTTGTCTGGACAATGCTGATTTCTGCAGTTGTGAAACGATTGATCGTATCTCTCTCTGCAATATCTCTAAGGTATTTCAAATCTTCGCTTGTGGCTGTTAAAGTGTTCTCGATGTTTCCGGCACTGTTTGCAATGTCTGCAACCTTATTTCCTGTTCCACTCTTATCGAGTGTATCGCCAAGGTTATTCGTGCTGTCATCTCCATAGCCTTTGAGATAATCATCCGCATTAGGAATGTTTCCAAACCCATCTAAGAGACCTGATAATTTATTCATTTTATCATCGCCCCATTCTGATCCTTTATTAAAGGCATTATTTACCCAATTTTTAGGAAATATATCAAATGTATTCCATCCTTCTTTAAATGCATCACTAATTGATTCATAGTCACCTTTTTGTCCGGCTAACTCTGCCGCTTTTCCGGCATATTTATTTGCTGCTTCTGTTACTCCCGAATAATCGAACTCCACAAATTCAAGTTGATATTTCACTTATTTTAGGAAATTTAATAACTGTTATAGTTGATTATCAAATTCCTCACAAACCCTTGAAAATACTAAGTTTGTAGCAAGTGAACTTTCCCTTACTCTTTCCCTTGTATTATATTCTCTCATTGGTTTTCATGAACCTTAATATGGGAAAAATTAAGGGAAAGAAAAATTCGTACATAGTATAACATATAACAATAACGACATGGTGAACTGAATGAAATGTTTTCGATATTTAACTCTGTAAATGATTATTAAAAAATGGAGATAAGATACAATGAGAACAATTTATGCAGAATACAACATAAACCACGATAGTATTGATGTTTACACAAGTGCCGGATATATGCTTCGCATTAATTGTTGGGAAGCTGAAAAAAATTTAAAAACCACATATGGATCAGAATGTGCGCTTACTTCATTGGCTGTGGATGAGCCTTTGGAATATGCAAGATTATATCTTGATGGCAATTTACAGATGTGGGTGGATGCAGAAGATTCACTTGAATTATAGGCAATTTAAACAAAAGTTTATATCTGATTTTCGATTATCCATATGAACACTTTACTTTCAAGCATTTTGAGAAATATAGAAAAACGCTAATTTTACCACTAATAAATGAGCCTTGATATGACACTAAAAACAATATGGGAGATAGCACAATATCTGTGTATCTCCCGTTTTTCATTTTTGTAATATAATTACTTCACTCTAATTTTTATATTTTCTTATTTTTCAATAATCATAGGACTTATTTCTAAATCTGCCATAGACTGCTTTGTTTGGTATGGCTTTCGGGATATGATTACACACATCATAGTGTGGATAGTAATAGAGCATAAAACATGTAGAGTAAGGTTGCTACAACTCATATTGCCATATATAATAACTAATGACATCGAAAATTAAAGAAATTGATTAGAAATAGATTTTTGTTTGATAATCTTAAATCAGATATTCACAATGGAGGCATATTT